TGTCATCAATCTAGTACCAACACCTACCTTATCAATGTCGGCAGTGTTAGAACGCATACGAACTGTTCTGGCTGCACGGGCAAGGATTGTAGCATCAAACATGTAATCAATGAAACGGTTTGCTTGCTCTGCATTGAGAAGACCACCATTTGCTGATCCAACGTCTGTTGTATCTACTACTTTTTGTAGAATATCGCTCATTTTTTTATTTTCACCTCCGTTATTTTTATAGATTTAGATGTTGCGGACGCTGAGGAAATGCCCGCCCCACTTAGTGTTTGTTTTTTGTATTGTTACATCTGACCCGTCCAGATCAGAAGACTTACGAATCGCAGTATCCTTCTCTACTCCGTCGACCCTCTTTTCGACGCCTGAGATAGTTGACTTAATGTTATTGACAACCTCTGCGAGTTCATTATATTTATTGGTTACTTCAGCAATTTTCTGATCAACCTGTGATGCAAGGCTTGATACTGCTTCTGCAGTAGCAGTCTTGCTAATTTCTGTTGAAATGAAGCTTTTCATTTCGTCAAACATTTTTGCAAAGTCAGTCTCTTCAACTTCAACTTCGGAAATGTCTGCGGCTTCCTCAACAGCAGCAGGAGCTTCTTCAGCTTCTGCTTTCGGTGCCTCTTCGGTTGCTGGTGCTTCTGGAGCATCAGCTGACTTGGCGAGGTCCGTTTCTGTGACTTCTTCAACTTGAGCAACTTGCTCAGTTGTAGTCTCTTCAACGGTAGTTGTTGTATCTTCTGCCACAGTAACACCTCCTTCTGTGTTTTGATTTTCTTCAACCTGCTTTGCGATATCAGGTTGTACCTTAGACTGCTTGTATGCGTCAAGGATTCTTGAGATTTCTGCAGACTTATTTGTGTCTGCTGTTTCTACCCAACCAATCATTTCTAGATTCTTGTTTGTAGTTGGTGATGTAAATTCTGATTCTGTAGACAAATAAACTTCATCTGTTTCCTTATCGTAAAAAACATTTTCTACTTGTACTTCTGTAGCGATTCCCTTAAATACAGTTCCGTCTACTGTCTTCTCAATAGAAACAATGTTTGAAAGTTGGTTTGCTGGATTGTCTACCAATGAAAGTTCTGTTAGATCATATTCTTTAATTACACGGATTGATTTTTCTAGTGTTGGATTATATTCGTCAACCGCTTTGGTAATGTTACCACCGATTGAGAAACCTGATAGTGTGCCGTCAAGAACTTTTTCCCAAGTATCTTGTGCACCTTTTGATACGTATGCATTTACGAAAACTCCGCTGTACTCTTTTCCTGTTGACTTGTCAAACAGTTTTTCCTTGCGGAACGATACCATCTTACCTACTGCAAGTGGCTGATGCATTTCACGAATATTCCCACGGAATCTTTCGAATGCTTTAGCAGAAGCGTCTGAAGAAACAATGTCTCCATGCTGATCAATATTGTCTAGTGTGGCGAAACCCGATACGATTCTTTTTTCTCTATCGACTTTTGCGATAGGCATCGATAGGCGGAGACTATCTCCGTCGGAATGCCAGTTTGCCTTTTTTATTTCCATAGCAACACTAATTTTATCAAGTATTTGTTAGTAATGCAAAATCAGGGCGCAACTCGACCATCACCTTGAGGATTTCTTGCTTCACCGTTAGAATCAGTAGCATTTGCGGTTCTTTCCTGATCTCTTCTACGGTTTCCTGTTCCCCTCGCAGTTTGGTCGGCGGCTTGCTGTCCTGTTAGGACAACTGGTTGATCGCCCCCTGGTATGCCAGGCATACCAAGTCTTGCACGAACTTCATTAGGCACAATGGTCTTCATTCGTAGGTAACGCTCATCAATCTTGGACTGTGTATCCTCGTCTGTGAGAGTAAGTTCATTAAATTTCAAAACAAAAGCGTCCGTAAATTCTGCAATTAAACGGTTTAGCTTCTTCTCTAGGTTTCTTTGTGCTGGTCTAGCAACCTGCTCTTTAAATGTCTTGTCTGCATCCTTTGCTGCTGCAAGGGATACGCCCTCTGGGAGTCCCAGCTTTGAGATAGGAGTTCTGTGAGCAATTAAAATTTCGTCTCTATTTTGCTGACGGTATTTGTTGAATGAGGAGTCTTGAACATCCGCTTCAACAGCTTCCATCTTAAACTCTACTTTATTTCCGTCATCATCTGCTGGTAGCGGAATATAGATAGATCTGTGGTTCTTACCCTTAAGGTTTGTCTGGAAGAACTCAAGTAATTTACGCTCAGCTTCACGGCTAAGTGTAGCTCCCTTTACTGTAATGATATATCTTGGAACAGCTTTGTTCTCAAAATAATCAAGGTTAAAGCGTGATGCAAATTCATCTCCTGCTAGCGCAGTCTTTGCTGGAATAATATCTGGCACACCATAGTATCCGTTTGTTGGTGTGTACTTCTTAATGTGAATAACCTCGTTAGGTCTTTCATCATCGCCAATTGGATTTGGTGTTGCCTTGTCTTGGAAGTTACGGAAGAAAACAACCTTGTTTCCAATTACCTGAACGAATCCATCACGGTCTTTTCTAACACGCATAGATGTTGCTGGAATATGGCCAACAAAGCCTATTTCTCCGTTTACTTTACGGCCAACCTCAATGTATCCATTTCCTGTGGCTTCAAAATCTAGGTATACCTTTGTAAGGGTTTCTGTGAATGTATCCTCTTGGTTCATAGACTCAAGTAGGTCGTATAGGTCTTCTCTCATCCGCTCTAATTTTGCACGGAATCTTTGTAGGCTTTCTGGTGTATCAGAAAGGTCTGCTATCTTTTCTTTAGTAGCACGAGTGTGCGAAAAGTCATAGCCAAGCCCAACAATGTTTGCTGCCTTTGCATTACATGCCGCAAAGTGTGGTGAAGATACTTCATAAATCTTAGCCAAGTAGTCTAGGTTGTATGGCGGTGTAATAACATCAAGGATGTCATAACCCATGAGAACTTCTTGCTCATGCTTCTTTGATCTTGCTTGTCCGTCTGCACCCTGCTGAAACTTTTGGATAAGACGTGTATTCTTTCTCTTAAAGTTTGGAGAGAATCCACGATACTTAGAAAGCTCTTCAGCCTTTACATAAAAGGGATCAGATTCTTCCGCTGGTCTTTCTGTGAAAAAGTCACCAGAAAGAACTGCAGATACTTCATTTAAATTATCTTCAACTGCGTCTGACATTAATCATTCCTCAAATTCTTTAGACTATCTTTGTATTCACCAATATCCAATGGATCTGGTGTTAGTCCCCACTTCAGCCTCTGTTGCTGTTCCTCATATTCTTCATCGTTAATTTTTCTTTGACCCGACAAAAATACTGCCTGCCCGCTATGAATTCCATAGCCTTTGATAGCTTCGGTAAGAGCGTTAATTCTATTTTGATCTCCCTTGAATGCAGAGACTGATAAATAATTACCGTTATCGTCTCCTACCCAGCGTCCGTCTGGCATCTGCCAAACATATACTCCTAGGCGGGTCTCCTCAACAATAGATGTTTTAATTGATTTCATATAGTAATGATACCATCTTTTATTGCCAAAGTCTATACTTTGTACTAGAATGTGACAGAATTATGCTCTTTGCCAAGCAACTTTGTACGGGGTTAGGCCATAATCGATTATATTGAAGGAAACTTGTTCCTGTCCTAGGCCTTCCTGTGGGTATCCAACGAGAACCTCATATTCTGTCTCTGCATCAAATTGATCCAGAGTATAGGCAGCCATTGCAAATAGCCCCAAGGTAATGTCTGTTTGATTTATTCCTGCGTCGTCTGCTCCAACATATATGTCTGTTCCAGCATTTATTTTTGATGTTGAGGTTAATACGACATGAACCCAATCATTTACCATAGCCTGATTGTCAAATGTCTCCTGGCCATTTACATACATCTTAGAGAATCCTGGGTGTTGCCATGCTGAC